ACATTCTGTCTGTTGCTGTTGAAAAATATTCCCCTATCCTTGAAGACGTTCGCTCTTCACAGAAGGGACTAAAGGGACGTACAGGCGGCCTCATTCGAGTTGTCATTCCAGATTCTGGCTCTGTAGTGATTACAGAAAATGGGCTGCGTGATATTTCAGCTGCAACTTTAGATAATGCAGAATTTTCAAAAGACTTAAAAATTTCTTCTGCTAACACCGCATTTAGTGCTACTGCATTAGAGCGAGTGACTAGCGTTGATGATTTCGATAAAGAGATCGTTCAGCCTCGTGCCGTAAATTACGGCGAAACAGTAAATGAAACGGTGATTGACAAGGCGTATACAGTTGCGGGGATCGCACAAACTGCCGCTCTTTCAACACTTGACTTTGATGCATTAGCAACAACTGCTGGTAAGCTTCGTGAAAATCGAGCTACAAATTTAGTGGGCTACATGTCACCTACTGTTGCAGCAAAGCTAGGTTCTAAAGGGGCTAACGGCTCATTCCTTCCACCAGCAATTTTGGAACCGATGTATAAAGATTCGCAAATTGGGCGTTTCGCAAACGTTCAATGGAAAGAATCAAAGATGCCTGTATTCACTGTTGCAGCTGCGAACGTAATGGATGATGCTTGGGTAATCGACACGGCTGGAGTAGATGGAGCTGCTGGGACAATCCTTATCGACGATGCTAGTGGTACAACTATCACTGGATCTACTGTGATTAAAAAGGGTTCTGTATTTACAATCGCAGGCGTTTATGCCAAAGATGTGTTGGGCAAAAATACAACTAATCTCAAGGCTTTCGTTGTGCAAGAAGATGCCACTGGTGCATCTACAGGAAAGATCACGCTCAAAGTTGGTGCATTCTCAAACACTGGAGCACATGCTAATGTAAGCGTCATGCCAGTAGCTACTAACGTTCCTGTGCCTGTCAACTGCGGTGCGGTAGGAACATATTCTGTTGTTTTCGTTTTCGAGAAAGGGAACATCGAATATGATGCGGTCGAGCTAAACACCGCTGGTTTTGAATCTGTTTCTATTTCTGGAATTGATTCCAAAATCAAAACAACTGCATTAGTTAGTGGCGACATCAACACGCTAACAGCAAAGTACCGAATTGATTCGGCATTTGTAACTGGCGGCATTGATGACCGTAGAGCCGCTCTATTGTTTGTAGCAATCTGATAATTAAGTTGTACATATAAGCTTAATTTATCTATATTATTTATTAACCCTACCTGTCTGGGTAAAAGACAGTGCGAAGAGTTTTTTTCGTGCTGTCTTTTTTTATTAGGATTAAAATGACTATAAGAGATATAATTACATTAATAGCGGCAGACATTAACTACACTAGCGGAAACAATTCCGTCGGGTTAGAAGAGGCAAACCGAATTCTTTCATTGATGAATAGATGCATTAACATCTATAACACGCAAGGGCTACTGTCTTTCAATTATCACAGTGAAACACCTCAAAAAATAAATGGAAATTACTTTGTAAGTAATGGAATAGATGTTGCTGCATTGTATGTATTATGCAATTCAAGCAAGCTACGCATAAAGCAAGTACAACTGGCATCTCTTTATGAGCTTACTAATAGCGGAGTGCTACCATCATTATTTGCTATAAAAAGAAATATAGATGTAAATAGTGTTCGAATGATTCAACTTTTTTTTGATACAAAAAGTGTGTCTTATGATTTAGAAGCAGTTATAAAAGAAGACTTGCCAGCATTTAATTTGAACGATGAATTTACGCTACCTCCAGAATATCAAAATCTTCTGATCAGCGACGTTCAATTACGTTTACTTGTGAACGATGATATTTCCCCAAGCTCGTTACTTTATATAGAAAAGAAAAGAGAATTTGAAGAAGTAAAAAAATTAATCAAGGAAGCAAACTTCAAAAATTATGATTTTGGAGAATATGCAATAAGCAATTTTGATAAGTTCAACGCTGGTTTGTTCCTATGAAAAAGCTTCTTAATTCATTTACTGGTGGGTCGTCAAAGTATAAAGATTTAGACTTTATTTCTCATGAAGAAAATTTTAACATGTTCCCAGAAACACTTGAGTCTAACGAACATTATACGGATAAAGCTTTAAAAGGTCTTACTGGATCAAGAACAATATTATCACAATTAGGTGGATTCTGTAGAGGACTATACATTGCATCGACAAGTCCGTTGACAAGCTATAATGCTGGAACCCCTTTACTATATGGGGTATACGGAGCAAGGGTTTATAGAATATATAATAATTTTTCTTTTGATTATATCGGCGATGTTGCAGATAATAGCGAGCCTGTATCTTTTGCAGAAACAAGCGGTGTGCCTGCACATCTTTGTATATGCTCGTCATTTAATATTTACACTATTAATTTAGAAACTGAAAGTTCGTTAGTATCTGTCGATGTGTTGGAGTTGCCAAAAAAAGCTGGAGAGCTAACAAGCATAAGGCCGACAATGATCACGGCTTTGAATTATAGAATAATTTGTAATGATAAAGACAGTGATTACTTTTATTATTCCGAACTCGGAAAGCCAAATGGCGTTAATAACAATTACGCTTTTTATAAGTATATGACAAGATATACTTTTATGAAAAAAGACGGAACTTTAGTAACGGGAGACGATAATCAATACTACCCGCCTTCAGAAGGATCCTATGTTGAAGGAACTTTAGTCACAGAAGATGTTTGGATGGGCTCGCTTAACTATATAAAAGCGGAGTTCAGAAGCGACAACATAGTTGCTATAAAGGCAATGGATGACTATCTATTCGTTATCGGGTATAGTTCTTATCAAGTATATAGATGGCAAGATAATATCAACACACCATTTATAACGTCTACAAAAAATAGTTCAATAGGATGTAAGGCGCCATATAGTGTTTCGGCAATTAATAACAAACTAATTTTTTTAGGAGCTTCATCAGTAGGTACTAATGCTATATGGGTAAGTGACGGACAGGGCATAGAAAAGATTTCTTCTGCATGGATAGAAGAACAGATAGAAAGCTTCACAAGAACTGATGACGCTTTCTCATTTTGTTATGTTGATGGGAAACATACATTTTATGTTATATCATTCCCTTCTGCTAATAGAACTTATTGCTTTGACTTTGATGAAAATGAATGGCACACAAGAGCGACAAGAGACATCAACAACGAACAGAAATGTTGGTTTCCTGCGTTCGCTATAAAGTATTCTGACAAAATAATAATGGGTGCTTTCAATGAAGACAAATTAATTTATCTAGATAAAAATAAATATACAGATTACAATGATAAATTAATAGAACGCTCAAGAACAACGGGGATAATAATAAACGATTTCAAAAAGATAATCATTCATTCTTTAGAAATAATTATTAATTCTGGAAAAACGAATGTAGCAAAAGAGTACGACGAGCAAATGAATGGGGCAACGCCTGAAGGGTACAATCCTAATGTGATGCTTATGACAAGCGTAGATGGGGGCTATACATGGGTTGGCGAAAAGTGGGCAAAGGCTGGGCGTATCGGAGAGTACAACTCAAGATGTATTTTTAGAAATATCGGAAGAGCCCAAAGAATTGCGTTCAAAGTAACGATGACAGACCCAGCCCCTTTTAGTATTTCTAAAGCTATAATTGATTATACAGAGTGTGGAAGATAAATGATAACAAGTAGCGTAATAAATCCGTTTTCGTCTGAAACAAAAGACTTGCTCCCGTTGGTATTAATAAAGAATGGGATGGTTGGTGTTCTTCAATCGGATGGAATAATTAATTTATCTACAATTAAAAAACTAAATCTTCCAAATGCTATTTATGATTACACCTTAGACTTTAATTTTTATCAGAAAATAAACGGAGTTAATTTGTACCAAAGAACAAACAAAATTTATATTTGTAAGGAGCAAACATCATTAGATGTTTCATTAGTCGGCCTTGCATTTATCCAAGCAAACTTAATTTTAAAACAATGAGGAAAAAAAATGTCAATCGGTAGTATCATTTCAAGTGCCACAGATGCAATAGGGCTTACTAATGTAGAGGGTAAAAAAAAGGCGTATGATAATGCACAGAGTACGTTACAAGATACTCTTGCGAAATCAGGAAAAACATATAGCCAACTTTTAGAGTCCATAAAAGGAACTGGTCGCAATCTGCAAAATCAGCTAGGTGGATCCTCTTCAGTAAGCGATTGGATTAATAGCATTAAAGAAGCTGGCGATAAAGATTATTCAGTTGACTCGTCAAAAGTTAGCGGATTTGATTGGGATAAAACAGTAAGTGATTACTTAGACCCAAACGCTTCATATATGATTGACCAAGCGACACAAGCCGCACAAAATACATTAGCGGGACAAGGTGGGCTGTTTAGCGGAGGGGCAGGGCAACAGTTACAAGCCGTTGCGAGCGACAAGGCAAGGGAACTATATGGTGATGCTCAAGAACAAATGAATAAAGAAAAATCATTTGATTACAACAAATTACTTGATGAGTTGAATATTGATGCTGGAAATTTAGGTCGTGAACAAAGTCAAGATATGGCTTATAGTTCAAACTTGGGAAATGTTGCGAACGCCTATCAAACATCAGTGAGTGATACACAAGAGGGCATAAACAATGCTCTATTATCTCAATTACAAAATGACTCATCTATCCAGCAAGCACTAGCGAACTTGGGTATTTCAGAAGCCTCTGCACCAACGGCTTTGGGTTCTGTATTCGGAGATATTCTTGGATTTGCAAGTGCGTTTATTCCGCAAAAAGGAGTGAAAGAAAATGCCTGATTTTAATTTATTCAGATTTCAAAATCAATTAAACACAAAGCCTTTAGAAGAAGGTCTTGCGAGTGATTATGAAAATGCAGGCCGCTCTATTGGTGGCTTGATCGGCTTAGGATTAAAGATAAAAGGGAATAAAGAAGCGGAACAAAAAAACGATTCAATTGAAAAAAATAAAAAAGACTTTTTACAATTTCTTGATAATTACGGTAACGGCTTAACAGATGAGGCTATTATGAGAGAGGGGAATAGATACGGATTCCCAGAAATCGCGGCTCAATTTGTAGAGGCAAAGTCAGGTCGATTAAGCCGAGAAGAATCACTAAGAGCAAGAACCGCAGCAGAAAGAGAAAGCCGAGAAACAGGAAAAGCTATAGGAGAGAGTAATCGCTTATCTCTGCAATCAAGCATTCAAGACCTTGAAGACAACATAAACAATTTGACATTACAGATAAAGTCACGCTCTAAAGAATCGCAAGAGGCTAGGAATCTAGCGGCTAAAAGGAATGCTCTTCAAAAAAGAGCAAACGATATGAAGAAAAATTATGAAATAAAATTTGGTTCTTTTGAATCTAATTTAATTGACGATGATAAAATAGAAACAGATGATTCTGTATACGAAGAAATCGAAAGTATAGTAGATAGATTAAAAGATAACGATAGTTTTATTAAAGAATTTTCTGGGTTATCAGATACTTTTAAATCACTAGAAAAAGATGATGCTTCAAAAACTTTAGATAAATTAAAGTTGTTTGAAAGTAAATTAGAAAAAAACCAGAGTGCGTTAAAAGATAAAAAGGATAAGGCTTACAAGTCAATTGAAAATTTAAAAACAAAAACGGTAAAAGGTGGAAACGTAAGTAATAACCGTTTTATAATTGACGACATTGCAGCTTTGCATAAAGTCGTGTACGGTAAGAATTTATCAAGAAGCGAAGTTGTAAATACATACAAACTAAACTTGGTTGAAGGAGAGGATTATTAATGTCAAAAGGTTTGTTTTATCCGATCGACTTCGGCGATAAAGAAAAAAAGATAGTAGAAAAAAACTATTCTAAAATTATAGAACTTGATAGGCTTCTTCGTGATGGAACTAGTGAAGAGAGTGAAGCTGCAAAAAATGAATTATTGAAAATGTTTGAAACTCGTTTTGTGAGTGATATTTTCGAGCCAGTTAAATATGCTGAAGAGATCGCTACGAAAAAAAGGAGTGATAGAGAGGAAGAAAGCCGCAAGTCATTAAAAGATGCTGGTGATAAAGAAACTCCATTGTTGACACCAGAGGCAATTATAAAAGCATATAAGCCGATTGATGAAGAAGGTAATTTATATGTAATGGCAAAGGCTCCAAACGAAAGCGATTTAGCTTTTATCTCAAGACAAAAGGCTGCATTTAGTAATATGGGCTTGCCATGGAATGCAGAAGCGAAGAGGCTTGTGTCTTCAGTTATGCAAGAAGCTGGAATAAAAGGGGCAAGAGCTAAAGTAGTTAGTGATTACGGAAAAAGTTTGGGTGGGTTTCTTGGTTCATTCGTAATACCAAGAACAAAAGAGAGTGTAGAAAAAGATATTTTGGAAGGCGGTGAAGGAAAAATAAAAAAAGGAGACCTGGCTCTTGATATCGGTGAAAACGTAGCACAAACAGCAAATCCTTTTTCAAGATTTTTAAAAGGAGTGAAATATTCAAAAGCTATTCCAAGGACTGTTGGGAATGCATCTTTTGCCCCTGTCGTTTCCGAAATAGCAGACGCATTATATTACGATGAAAAAACAAATAAAGACCGTGCTAATCCATCTCTTTTTGATATTGTCACGGCGGCAGGTTTAAATACAGCCGCTGATTACAAGGCAATAACAAGAGGGCGGCAAGCTATGAGAGAAGCTGGAATTCCTATTACAGGCTATTCAAGAAATTATTTAGGACAAAAAGAATTAAAAAGAATGACAAAAGAAAATGCGGTTAAAAATAAAGAAGAGGCCGCTATGAAGCTTAAAAAGATTCAAGAGCTTCCAGACTTTATATCAGATGCACAGACGCTCCAAAATCCAAACAAAATAAGAAAAGCAATTCAAGAAAAAGGCTATTCTATAGATGAGTTGGAATCCTCTTTTCCAAGTGTGCAAGCTTTTGACGATTGGTTAAATGGGCGTGTAGTCTTTGAAAACATTGAAGATATAGATAACTTAACGATTCCACTTATAAAGAAGGCAAGAGCCGACTATCAAAAAGCATCTTCAGAAGCCGCCGAGGTTATTATGAAGGGAGCAGAAAAAAAAGGAAAGGGGGCATTCGGTTATTTTAAACCCAAAAAACCTGCAAGATTTTCTAGAGTAAAAGATGATTTTGTAAAAGAAAAAGACTTCGAAAAAGGCAAAGAAATTGTAGACAACCTTTTAGCCGCAAAAAAGAAAAACCCATTTGACAAAAAAACAAATGATTTTTTTATTGGCGAGTTAAAAAGAGAAGGTTTTACAAACAAAGAGATTGCTGGCATGATGCTTGATAAAGGCTATCAGCCAAGCATCACGGAATATACCAGCGGTGTTTTTAACCAAGTAATTAAAGAGAGAGAAAAATTAAAAAATGCAAAGCCAGTAAAGCCTAAGGCGATAAAGAAAGAAAAATCTTTTGAGGCGTTATCAGAAAACCCAGAAGCATATCGAGTTTTGGGAACTGGGAAAAAAGTTAGTGCAGCAGAGAAAGCGAAGTATGAGCAAAGCTTGCCAAAAAAAATGCCATCACAATTTAAAGAAGATATTACAAGTCCAGAAAATAGACAAAATATCTTTGACATGGTTAGAGGCTACGCTATTAGAGAAGCTTCTCCTTTTGTTTCTGGTTCACTGACTAGAGATATAGAGCCGTTCTTCATGGATGATGTTGAGGAAGAACGACTAGACAAAAAAAAGTTAGATGAAAAAAAATCTTTAGAAAAAAAACAATTATTTAAGAAATTGTATGGACGTTAATTTATATGTTATTATCTAAAGCACTAAAAATGAGTAAGCCAAAGGCGAATCGAATAAGGAATACCGCTTGGTATTCTGGAAACATTGAAGCCGACGGAAAGATAGACAAAGACACTTATTACAAAAGTTCTTACCACTCAAGTATTAATCCCCAAAAATCAAAAAAGGGAACGTGTAACTATTGTTTAAGATGCAACGGTCGTATTTTTAAAGGATCTGATTTAATTTTG